CGCCAGTTTCATGTCCAGCGTGGCGGGCGCGCGCTTCAGCCGGTCGTTTTCGGCATGGGCGGCGCGATTCGCGGAATCCTCATCGGGATAGATTTTGCGCAGCTTCTTCGCGCCGTCCTGTTTCCCGGCGGTGGTGGTCTTGCGCTTCGCCGCGCCCTTGTCATGCCAGCTGGCGGTCACCCCTTCCTGCCCGTCGCGCTTCTGCCGCTGCCAGCTATGCCCGTCGCCCGCATGCCGCCGCAGCGTCAGCCGGGGAAGCGGCTTGCCGGTGGCGGACATGCCCGCGCCCTTGCGCGCGAAGATCAGGTGCCCGTCCTTCACCGTGGCGACCGCGTCATTCTCGCGGCCGAGACGGCGCAGGAAGGCGATGTCGCTTTCCCGGCTCTGGCTGACAGACGGCAGGGCGATGCCCGCCAGATCGTCGGCGATGCGCGGCATCAGCCCGTTGCGCCCCGCCACGTCCTGAAGCACCGCGCCCAGGGTGCTGTCATGCCAGCTTTGTTCGCGCCGGTTGCGGATTTCGCTGGTGAAATCGGCCGCGCGCGCCCTGATCCGGATGACATCGGGCGGGCCGCTATGGGTCACGTCATCGACCTTGAAGCTGCCCTTGTCGAACAGGCCCACCGTCACGTCGCGGCCCTGCCGCCAGCCCAGCTGGACGCGCAGCAATGCGCCTTCCTTGGGGATGGCAAGGCGGCCGTCGCTGTCCTGAAGGGCGATGTCCAGTTCGTCGGCCTCGTCCCCGCGCTTTTCGGAGAGGGACAGGGAAATGAGGCGCGGGCGCAGGCGGTCGGTCAGGTCCGTCCCGTCCATGGTGACGCGCCAGTCCGCGATATTGTTGATCCCGGTCATGCGAAGGCGGCGTCCTGGACGGTCGCGGGATCTTCGACGCGCAGGAGGTCGATGCCGAAGTCGATCCGCCGCGCGCGGCCGTCCGCCATCAGGCTGGCATGGCGTTCGTCGAGCGCGGTGATGACGAAATGCCCATAGACGCGCCCGGTGCCGTCCACCACAGGCCAGGCATCCCCCTGCGCCGCCATGGCTTCCAGATCGGCCAGCGAGACGCGCCCGTCCGCGATCTCCGCATAGACGGAGCCGGAGAGGGTGACCGTTTCATCCCCCGGCCCGACATATTGCGTCGCCGCCATGGTCCCGACCCGGTCGGAGCGGGCATGTTTCCAGTCCGTCTTCCGCTGAAGCTGGTCGAAGGCGAGAGTGCTCAGTTCGAAGACGAACATGCCGATAGCCAGAAGACGCATGATGGTCCCTAATCCGCCATCCACTGACGCTTGATGTCAACGGGCACATCGTCATCTGCCTTCGAAAACTGCCCATAGCGCGTTGCTTCGGGTAGCATATTGGCTATGTTCCTGCGATCGGCGAGCGTCAGTTCGACCGCAATGGGTCTGCCCGGTTCATCCGAAAACCATTCGTTACCAACCTTCACGCGCATTTTCCGTCCTCCTATAGATCGTCGCCAAAGCCGCGCCCGCGCTTCCTGCGCTCGATCTCCTCGATCGCGCGGCGGACCTGTTCGGCGATGTCCTCGCCATGGCCCGCGCCTTCCACCTTGATCGTGATGGAATAGCTGTTGTGGATCGAGGCGGGGCCTGCGGAGGCCCCCGACGCTGAGGCAGCGGCGGCAGGCGCGGCAACGGCCATGGCTGCGCCGCCCGCGCCCACGGCGAGCGCGCGCGTCATCTGGCCGGAAAGGTCGGTGATGCGCGACAGCGGCCCGGACGTGTTGGCGGCAAGGCCCTGATCCAGCCCTTCCATGACGAAGCCGCCCAGCCCCATGAAGACGCGCGATGGCGATTGGATGCCCAGCTTCGATTTGAACCAGTTGGCGACCGAACTGGCGGCATTGACGACGGTGGACTTGAGCGCGCCCAGCATGCCGGTGATGCCGCTTATCAGCCCTTGGATGAGGTTGCGGCCGATCTCCGTGAAGTTCAGCGAACGCAGATAGTTGAGCGCGGGCAGGAAGGCGCGGATCAGCAGCCCGAGCGGCGTGAAATTCAGGAACGTGTCGACGATGTAGCCGATGGCGCTGGCGACCGCGGATTTGATGCCCGACCACAGATTGCCGAACCATGCCGAAATCGCGCCCCAATTATCGTAGATCAGATAGGCGGCGGCCGCGACGGCGGCGATGGCTGCGACGATCAGCAGCAACGGACCCAGCGCGATGCCGAGCGGCGCGGCGGCGGCGGTCAGCGCCGCGAAGGCCAGTGCCAACCCGCCCAGCAGGATCAGCAGGCCCGATCCGGCGGCGAGGAAAATCATGATCCCCTTTGCGAGCTTCGGATGCTCCTGCGCCCATTGGCGCAACCCGCTGGCGGCGTTCCTGACCTTTTCCGACACCGCCACCACGGTGGGCAGCAGCGCCTTGCCCATGGTGATGTTGAGGCCGGAAAGGGCGTTGGTGGCAAGGCCGGTCGCGCCTTCGGTGGTGGCGATGCGGTTGAGGAATTCCCCGTGCATCGATCCCGCCACGCGACTTTCGTCCCCGACCAGCGCGAGCCGCTGTTTCAGCCCGTCCAGATTGGTGAGCATGGGCGCGATGGCCGCCACGCTTTCCGAACCGAACAGATTGGTCAGGATGCCCGATTGCTTGTCCGGGTCCAGCTTTCCGATGCGCTCCATCACGTCGACGATGGTCCCGGCCGCATCCGTCTGCATCCGCTTCGCGACATCGGTGGCGGACAGCCCCAGCGCCTCATAGGCGGCCTGTTGCGCCTTGGTCGCGGCTTCGCCCTTGGTCAGCGCCAGCATCGTGTTCTTGATGCCGGTGGCGGCGACTTCGCTGGGGATGCCGATGGAATCGAGTGTCGACCCCAGCGCCGCGATCTGGGGCGCGGCAAGGCCCGCCACGCGGCCAAGCGGGCCGATCCGGGTGATGATGTCCGTCACATTGGCCGCCTTGCCGCCGAATGTATTGGTCAGCGCGTTGACGCGGTCGCCCAGCGCGCGGACGCCCGCCTGCGGCATTTCGAAGGCGGTGCGCCATTTGGCCATGGTCTCGCCCGCAATGTCCGCCGTCATGTCGAAGGCCACGCCCATTTCGGCGGCGTCGTTGGTGAATTCCAGCAGCTGCTGCCGCTGGTCGCGCATCGGTCGGCCGAGCTTGTCCATGCCGACGCCGGCGGCCCCGGCGGCGGCGGCGATGGTCGCCAGTTCGGTCGCGGCCATGGGAATGCGCTCGCTCATATCGATGAAGTCGTTGGACATCTGCTCGATCTGCGCGGGAACCATGTTGGTGACCTTCGACACGTCCGCCATGGAGCTTTCCAGCGTCATGGCCTGTCTTGTCGCCAGCACAATGGGCGCGGCGGTCGCGGTCCCGGCCGCGATCATGCCAAGGCCCGCGCCGGTGGCCTTGGCGCTGATGTCGTTCATCTTTTCCGAATTGCGCTTGGCCGCGCCCATTTTTTCGAGCTGGGCCGTCTGGCGCTTCAAGGCCTGATTGGCATCATGCGTCTGCGTGGCAAGCCGATCTTCGTGCCGCGCCAGATCCGCAACATCGATCCCGGCCGCGCTCAGCTTCGCGGACATCTGCTGCAATTCCGCGCCGCCCGCGTCGAGGCGCGCGGTCAGCTGGGCGGTTTCCTTCTGGGCGCGCTCGAATTCGGTGCGCAGCTTCTTGGTGGGCTTTTCCGTCGCCTCCATCTGCGCGCCCAGCTGGGCCACCTTCTGGCGGTTTTCCTCCAGCCGGGCGATGTCGGCGGCATAGCGGCTTTCGGTCGCCTTATATTTGCCGACCTGTTTTTGCAGCGCGTCCAGCTGCTTCAGCTGCTTTTGCGTTTCGGCCAGGTCGCGCCGCGCGGCCGACGATGCGTTCGTGATGGACTTGAGGGGCGCGGTCACCCGGTCCAGCCCCTCAAGGATCAGTTTCAGGCGAAGATTCTTGTCAGCCATTACCGCTTTCCGCGTTTGCCGGGATTGTCAGGCGGCTTCGATCGCAGGGCCGCCTGCTCGCGCCAGTGCATCAGTTCGGACAGCGCCATGCCGTCCATCGCGGCGGGCGGCCAATGGAAGATGACCGCCACGTCCGCCATCGCGTCCTCTACTGCGCGAGGACATCCATGCGCTGCGACTTCTGCAACAAAAAACCGCCCACCTCTGCCCCGCAGGCCAGAAGGTCCGCCGGTTCGAGATTCGCCGCTTCCGCTTCGGTGAGGCTGGGCACCGTGATGCGCGGCAGGATTTTGAGCAGGGCGTCCACCTTCAGCTGCCCCAGATCGACCAGCGAAAGGCCGCGCAGTTCACCGGCTCCCGGCTTCCTGATCTGGACAAAGGCGATGACGGATTCGCCGCGCTGCACCGGGGTGTCGAGCGTGACGGGTTCGGAAAGGACAGGCCGGTCGGACATGGTGGGATTCCCCGTTCGATGGATGGCAGGAAAGCCGCCCGCCGCAATGGACGGACGGCGCAGGATCAGAACATGCCGAGCGCGGCGCGCTGGGCGGCGAGGCGGTCGACGCCGTCGACGGCCTCGATCATGTTGAGCCGGTCGATCTCGATCAGCACTTCGTTGTTCCATGACAGCTTGTAGTAGGAGAGCACGGACGAGACCTTGAATTCGCCCTGTCCGCCCTTCTCCTGATCGCCCATGTCGATTTCCTTGTGGCGGCCGCGCACCACGACTTCGATCGCATCGACCGCGTCGCTGTCCTGCTGCTGATAGGAACCGACAAAGCGCAGATAGACGCCGTTCACCTTGGTGATGCCATATTGGCTGAAAATCTGGCGCATGGGGCCGCCATAGCTGTGCGACATTTCCAGCAGGCCGTCTGCGCCCATGTCGATGCCGACCGCCCCGCCCATGCCGCCGCCGTCCCATTCCTCGATCTTGCGGGACAGGACAGGCAGGGTGATGGTCTTGGCCTCCCCGACATGGGAAAGGCCTTCATTGTAGAGCAGGAAGTTCATGAGGGTGCGGGGCAGTCCCATGGCGTGTCTCCGGGGAAAAAGGGAAAGGGATCAGGCGGCCGCCAGCTGCTTCGCGAAGTCCGCGAAATAGACATCCGTGATGCGCTGGTTGAAGCCGAGGTCTTCGAGCGGCGGCGGCACCGTATAGTCATAGTCGATGCGCAGCTTTCCGGCCTTCAGGCTGGCGATGCTGTTATGGGCGGAATCATACCATGCATTCGCGCCCAGGATGACGCCGGGGGTCTTCAGTTCGAGGAAGAAGCCGTTGATCGTCTCGGCGATGTCGCGCGCCAGCGCGGGCGACAGCGGCTTGTCGATCGCCCACATCATGCCGCGCGCGACGGTGTCCGCGATCAGCTGCCCCACGCGCACGGTGCTTTCGAAGGCGAACAGCGGTTCGTCGGACGTGGTTCGGTTGCCCCAGAAGCGGAAGCCATTGTCGGACCGGATCAGCGCGGTCACTTCCGACGCGTTGAGCAGACCCGCTTCGGTCGCCTGATCCTCGATATCCCACTGGATGTCCTTGCTGAGGCCGACGACGCCCTGCACCGCCATGTTCGACAGCGTCTTGTGCGGCCCCACCGTTTCATCGATCAGGGCGCGCAGTCCCATGGCGCGGGCGGCGGCGTAGCTGGTCACCGCCTCATCCTCTTCGGTGTCCCACGCAAGGAAATCGGGCATCAGCAGCATGATTTCCCGCGCGGCGAAATTGGCGCGATAGGCGGTGGCGGCGGCGACCGTGTCGCCGATCGCGCGGGCGTAGACGAAACCGCGCAGCTTCTTCGCCACCACTGCCAGCGCGGTGGTGACGGCCTGCGTCTCAAGGCCGGGGGTGCCCAGAATCTTGGGCTGGACACCCAACGCCGCCTTGGCCACCAGCAGCGCCTGCATCCCCGTCTTGTGCCCTTCGGCCGTGGTGGTGCCGATGACGTTGCTGGCGGTTTCGGCCGCATCATCGCCTTCCTCGACGCGCACGACGACCACGATGGGGCGGCACTGGTCGGCGATGGCGCGCAGCGACTTGGCAAGGGTGCCGGTGACGCCCGCCTTGCCGATCGCCGCTTCCACGTCCGTCACCAGCGCGGGGCGGTTCAGCGGGAAGGTGGCGGCATCCGCGTCGGCGGCGATGGCGACAAGGCCGATGATCGCGGTGGAGACCGCCGTCAGCGTCCGCGCGCCGCTGGTCACTTCGGTGATGGTGATGCCATGTTTGAACGCCATGGGAAGGCTCCTGCTCTAAAGGGAAAGGGGGATGGCGAGACGGAAAGGCTGGGCGGTGGGCAGGTCGATGCGGTCGCCTTCCGCGATCAGCACCGCGCCGCCCTGCGCCGTGGCGCTGTCGATCGAGACCCGGCGCAGGCGGACGCGGTCTTCCCAGCGGGAAATGGCGAGCGCTGTCGCGGCGTAGAGGCGCAGGACATTGGCCGGGATCAGCGGCCGGTCGATCATTTCGGGCAGCAGCGACCCATAGGTGCGCCGCGCCAGCCGCGACCCGACCGGCGTGGTCAATATATCGTGGATCGACTGGCGGATATCCTCGATCCCGTCGATCGGCGCGCCGTCATGCCGGTTCATTCCGACCATGGCAAAGGCGCTCCATGGCCGTGATGCTTCAGGCTGATATTTTCGGCCCAGACATCGTCGTCGGATTTGATGAGGCCGGTCGCGCGGATCGTCCCTTCCACGCTGACATCGCCCTTGATGCGGATGCCGCCGTCCGCCTCCAGATCGACCGTGCCGCCCTCTGGCAGCGTGGCGCTGAGGCCATGCGCGGCCATGTCGTAGGACAGGCGCGCCCCGTCCTCGAAGGCGATGACCACTTCGTCCGCGCTGTCGGAGGGGGCGGGATTATCGTCGGAATAGAGGCCGGGAAGGATAATTCCGGCCTCCGTGTCGCCTTCCGGGCAGATCAGCAGAACCTGTTCGCCCACGCTGGGCGGGGACCAGATCGTCATGCGACCCGCGCGCACCGCCATCCACGGCAGCGGGCCGGTCACGATGTCGCCGGTCTCCACCGTACAGGTGCGCGCGGCATGATCGACCGATGCGACGGTGCCGATGCGGGCCAGATCGCCCAGCTGCTGTTCGATGTCCGACATGGGCCGGACCATGCAACCGGATCAGGATGCAGGCGCGGGGTGCCTTGTGTAGAGCCGCGCCTTACACAAGCGGCAGTTTTTCTGGCGGCAGTTTTATGGGCGGGGTGAGGTCGGACGGATCGCGATAGGTCCGCTCGCCATCGGAGAAGAAGGCGCGCGCGCAATGGTTCGGCTGAAACCAGAACAGCCCGTCGATGATCCTGACGGCCCAGCGGCCCCACGGCCTGCCGAGCATGGCCGCTTCGAACGACCGGCTGCTGAAGGACTGGTCGCGATTTCCGCCCCAGAAGGCGTTCCAGAACTGCGACCATGCGCCAAGCAGGTTGAACGCCCATCGCCTCATGCCAGCAGTCCTTCCCAATCCACCCCGGCCGCCGCCGATTTCGCGGCGAAGCCGTGCGCCGCCTGCACGGCGCGCTTCGCGCCCATGCGCGCGCCCTCGATCCGCGCGGCGAGCGTCGTCCATTGCGCCGTGGTGGCGGCGATGATGGCGGCGACATCGGCCATCGCCATGCCGCAGGCCGATGCCTCCGCCGACAGGAACGGGAAATCTTCTGTCCGGGGATCGATCGCGGCGACCCACGCGGCCGCCTCGCGGGCTTTGGCGTCATAGGTCTGCGCCTGACCGGGGACGGCGGTGATGAAGCGTTGGCGGAATTCGCCAGCCTCCCGGTCGATGCCCGCCAGAAGGTCCGCCTGATGCGCGGCCAGTTCATCGGCCGACCGCTCGACGATCGCCCATGCTTGCAACCATCTCCCGTCCTGAAGAACCGGCGCGGATTCCTCGACGCGATATTCGGCATCGCATGCGGGCGGATCGACAGGATCGATGATCGCCGCACCGAAGTCCGACAGGTCGATGTCCGCCAGATCGTCGGGGAAGCTGGTGCCGGGATGGTCGGCGCGCAACTGCCAGGCGAAATAGGGATAGGCGGCGATCGCGCCGTTTTCGATCTTTGCGAGGATCATGACAGAGCTTTCAGGTAGAGGAGAGAGGCTGCTTGTGTCGCCGTTTCACTCGACAGGAAGGTGCGGGCGCCTGATGCCCCTGCGCCCCGCTTTTCGCAGAAAATGGACAGCGACGGTCCGAGGTTTTCATTCGTGTTGGGCGCGCCGCTTGCGATCAGTTCCATCCCCGCCGGGGGAGAATGGGTAGTGACGCGCCGGATCGACCCTGCAAAGCCGATGAGATAGCCCGGATCGGACATGGGCAGCGATCCGGTCGTGAGGGAATTGACGTTCACGCCGGTCGCGAAGGCGGTTCCGTTGATATATCCTGCGTTTCGGAAACAAAGGATAATGACGCCAATGGTGCGAGCGGTTGAGAATGAGAAAGTATATGTCGCAGGTTCGGAAGCGGTCGCCGTCTTCCAAAAATTGAAGGGATATGGCGTGGCATTATTGCCGCTGTAGGAGAACCACCCGGCGGGCGGCGTGTATGACCCGGAGGATCCGTTCAGCAGGAGATATGCGACAAGCTGATCGCCGGGTTGCATATTCGCCGGGCGCGGCGCGACTACCGATGTCGCCGCAGTGCTGTTGGTGTCCCCCCATGACGACGAAATAAACCCTACCGCTGTTGCCCCAGCCGCCCCCATGAGCATCGTGCGCGTGATCTCATCCATGGCCGACCCTCAGCTATTATAATTGGGCAGGGCCGCGCCGCGCCATGTCGCGCCGCCGTCATCCGTGTGGAACACGAACAGATGGACCTTGCCGGTCGTCAGGCTGGGCGCTGTTCCGTTCGGCCATTGGACCCCGGCAAACCATGTCACGGTGCCGGACGTGTGCGTCAGCTCCAGCGTGAAGCCATAGGAGCGCGAAACGGGGGCGTTCGCCACGGTGAAGGTCGCATTTCCGGCGATCGTCTTGGTGAAATAATTCCCGGCCGCGCAGTCGATGGCGAGGGCGTCCAGCGCGGTCACATTGCCCCGCTGCGATCCGTTCGCGTAGATCGCGCCGGTCAGGATGGGATCGGTGGCGGAGGCTTTCGTCGCCAGCGCCGCCGCCGTGTCGGCGGCGGACGCCCTGGCGTCGAGCGCGCCTTGCAGGCCCTCCACATCGGCGATGGCGTGACCGTGGCCGGTGGCCGATTTGCCAGCGAGCGCGGCCGCCAGTAGCGCGACATCCTCCGCAGCGGCGAAGCGCCCGTCCACATCGGCCAGCACGATCGCCGCGACGGCCGCCGCGAAGCCATCGTCCTGCCAACGCTCCTGAATGGCGGTCAGGTTCGACTGGATCGCCTCGACCTGCTGATAGGCCGGGATCAGCACTTCGCTCATCCGGTCGAGGATCAGGCGGCGCAGCTGCTCCACGGCGGACGTGAATTCAGGCTGGCTCGATTCCAGCGCGCGGATGCGGGCGACGAGGTAGCTCATCGCCCGGTTCATCCGGTCCGGCGTCCCGGCCCTGTCCTTGTCGAAATCGAGTTCAGAGGGCAGGCTGGGCATCGTCGACCGCCTCCGCTTCCTCCAGCCGCGCGCGCAGGATGGCGTTCACCCTGATCCGCATCCCGCGCCGGAACTGCGGCCCCAGCAGGTCGGGCGGCACGTGGCGCAGCGTCACCATGGTGTCACCGTCCTCCGCGATGGGGGCGGGCTTGCGGGCGCGTGTCGTCTTGCCGGTCATCGGCCTTCCTTTCGGTTAGAGGGCGAAATCCTTGCGCGCGGCGACGTGAAAGCCGCGCAGCACATTGTCGGTCGTTCCCGACAATTTGATGCGGTAGCTCGCGACGGCCGCGCCCAGCGTGAAGGTCCACGTCCGCTCGATCGCGCCATCTTCGGTCGGAGCATCGACCGTGGCGGACGGCGCGGTTTCGGTGGCATAGCCCCCGCCGGTGCGCAGATGGCAGGCGGCGCTGTGATGCGCGGTATCGAATCCTTCCAGCCGCGCCGTCACATGGATGCTGGTCGAGGTGCCCGGCAGGTTCCGAATGGCGGAAAAATGGGTGAAGGCCGTTTTCGGCCGCGACACCTTCACCTGCGAATCGGTCAGGCTGACGGCGGGCATCACGTCCGTGGTGCCGCTGAACACCGCGCGGAAGGGCAACAGCGGCGGAATGGCGCCGCCCGCGCCCAGCGCCAGTTCCTCCGCGCTGGCCAGCGGATGCCAGGCCCCGCCGATCTGCACTTCATAGGTCAGCTGCGCCGCGCCGGGAACGATCGTGGGGGCCAGCACGTCGATATCGACGATGCCGCCGTTCAACTGGATCGGGCTGAGGTCGATGACGGTGCGCGGCGATTCAAACTCGGCCGCATAGAGCGAGAAGGCGATGTCCTTCGTCCCGTCGCCCTGCTGATAAGCGCCGTCCAGCACATAGAACATCGTGCCCTGCGGATAGACGCTGCCCTGCACCGTGCCGATCCAGTGATCCGCCGCCGTCAGGATGACGATGGCATAGCGGACGCCGCCGGTCAGGAAGGTCGGCTGCAACGGGATGACGGTTTCCTCATTGAGCTTCAGCGCGGCGCGGTCGACGGTCGCGCGGGCAATGACCTTGTCGAGCAGCGGCGCGCCCCGGTCGGTTTCGCAGATCGCGACGGTGACCGCGCCGTCAGCCGCAAGGCGCGTGAAATTGAGGCCCACGGCATCGAGCCACATATCGTTGGCCTGAAGGAAGGTTTCCGCCGCCTGCGTCCCGTTGACGCTATGTTCGGTGGTGACGTCTTCCCAATAGCTTTCCTCATAGCTGTCGACCCAGCAATAAGGCGCGCGCACATAATGGTGCCACAGGCGCGACAGGCCGATGCTGCCGGGGAAGGCTGGCCAGACTTCCCCTTCGCGGCCGAAGATCAGCGCCGTGGTGTCGAACAGGCCCGATTTCCACCATGCGATGGACGAACTGACCAGCCGCGTCCCGCCATATCGGACGCGGCTGCGGCTGACCGTCTTCTGCACCATTTCATGGGTGGCGTAGCTGAACGAGGACAGCTGGGTTTCGCCGGTCGCGCGGCCGACGGCGAACCGCTTCACCCGCTTATAGGCGGGCAGCAGCATCCCGCCCACCACCTTGGCGCGGGGATTCAAGGGATCGAACACCTGCAAGGGCGCGATCCCGGCCGCGTCGTCGGCGAAGCGAAGCCCTTCGTCCAGCTTCACCGACGATCCGGCAAAGGCGAGGTCCGACGCGGACGCGTCAAGGAAGAAGTCGGCCGCCGAATCGAGCGCGTTGCCGGGGATGTCCATCTTCTTTTCCATGACCGCGAGGCGGCCCAGCATCCGCCCGTACATGTCGAGGCTGACGACGCCCGACTGTCCCTTGGTCAGCGCGGCGATGTCGGAGGCGAGCGAAGCCACCTGCGGTTCGACGCGGGCGCGGAAGGTTTCGAGCGCGGCCGATCGCAGGGCGACGGCCTGAACGCTGTCGAGCCGGTTCGCCGTCATCATGGTGACGGACTGGATGCCGACGGGCGTCAGGACGATGCGCGCCACTTCCAGCACGGCGGCGTCGAGGATGGGCGGCAGCGGATCGGCATTTTCCTGACCCGACGCGACATTGACGATGCACAGGCGCGCCGTCTCCATCGCCAGCGCGCGCGCCTCCGACGATCCGGTTTCGACATCGAGCAGGATTTCACGCGGCCGCACATCGGTTTCGACCTGGTCGCCATAGATGACAAGGCTGACGATCTTCTTGGTGGCGACGGGGAGCGAGGTGGTGAAATCCTTCACGAACGCCGTATCGCGCTTGTAGGCGCGCCCGCCCACATAGAGGCGGCCCGGTTGGACGGTCAGTTCCGCCACCCCGGTCGCGACCGCGTCGAAGCCCGCATATTTGCGTTCGGCGGCGATGCCGTCCGCCACGATGTCATCCATGGATGCCTGCGCGAACGCCTGCATAGTGTTCAGATCGGCATGGCTGAGGTCCATGCGATCGTAAAAATTCACGCGGCGCTGCATTAGACGATCTCCCTATTTTCTCCGAAAGTGAATTCCCCGAACTTCAGGCCCGCGCCGAACCGGACGGGCGCGCGGGTGGCCGTGTCGATCAGGATGGTGTCGCGCAGGGCCTTCGAAACGCGGACGGCTTCCATGGCGCGATGAAGCGGGGCGAGGTCCGCCGCCATGACATGCCCTTGCCCCAGCCAGCGGGCCGCGCGCTGGCGCGGGCGGCGCATCGGGACGCGGACCTTGAGTTCCGCGCTGTAGGGCGACATGCCGAGACGAGAAACGCCATACCAGCTGCGCGCCTTGCGCATGGCGGGCGCGCGGTCGGGCGCGTGGAGATAGACGCAATCGAACAGCATCAATGGGCCGTGGGATTGCGCCAGATACCCCCCGAAGCGTCCGCCAAAGGCAAGGGAACGCGGCGCGAAGCGCCCTTCCGAGACGCGCAGCGGACGGATGTCGATCGGCTCCATCCCCGCAGGCGCCGCGAAATCCGGCGCGGCATCGTCCAGGCGGAGCGTCACGACCTGCCGCGCGGCCATGCTGGCCTGAAGCCATGCCGCCCCGACGAAGCGGCCGCGCCGCGCATGGCGCTTCAGGAAGATGCGCGACACCAGCCCATCGTCCAGCCGCTCGATGCGAACCGGCACGTCGACGCCGCCATCGTGAAAGGCCGCGCGCTCGCCCAGCAGGACAGCCCCGCGCGATGGCCGGAGCCAGCCCGCATCGAGCCATCCGCCACGGCGCGCCATATAGAACCGGCGATCGGCCGTGGAAGGGAGGCGAAAGGGATAAATCCTGATCTGGGGCAGGCGCGCGCGCCATGCCGCGAGTTCCTTGGCGGTCAGCGCGCCATGCAGCCAGCTTTTCGCGGGCGGCCGCGTCACGCGCAGAAGGTCCGCGTCGACCAGCTCCAGATGCGCGCGGATGCCCGCGACCGTGGTTTTCAGGCGATGCAGGCGCAGGGCGTTGCGGCACACTTCCCGCTTGCGGCTTTCGCTCCAGCCATCCTGCCAGATATCCACGGACAATTGCCACGCCAGATGCCCCAGCATCGGCAGCGGGCAGAGGTCCGCATTCCAGAAATGCGCGATCTCGTCGGCCGACAGCCGGGAAAAGGGCAAGGCGGCGGCCGCCGCCATCGCCCGTTCAAAGGCCGTGCTGCCGACCGGCAAAAGAAGATCGCGCGCCGCGCTCATCCGCCGATAACCTGCACGTCGACGGTCAGATCGCGCAGCCATGCCGCGCCATAGGGACCGGGATCGATGTCGGCCGACCCGATGCCGACATGCTCGACCCCGCCGACCGAAGCGGCGGAACTGAGCATCTGCGCGAAAACGACCGCCCCCACGCGATGACGCAGCGCGGCATAGCGGCGCACCGCTTCTTCGGCCGCCACGCGCAACAGCGACTGGTCGGGACCGGGGCGGACATGCAGGGTCAGCGCGATGTCATAGGGCAGGATCTGGGCGGCCCGGATCGTGACGATGTCCGTCAGCTGCACCGCGTCTTCCTCCAGAAAGGATCGCGTCACCAGCTGCACGATGTCCGGCGGCACCGTGCCGTCGCCCTCGCGGCCGAGCAGGACCACGTCCACCCGCCCGCCCTCGCGCTTGATCGTCGCGACATCCTTGATCGCGGGCGAGAGCCGCAGAGCGCGCGAGCGATAGCCCGCGCCGGTGATGCCCGCATAAGGCAGTTCTTCGGGCGCAAGCTGGATGCGGGCGCGGAAGCTGTCGTCATCTTCCAGCACTTCCGGTTCAAGGTCCGTCGCGGGCCGGATCAACAGGCGATCCACGCCATAGAAGGCCGCCAGATGATCCAGATCGGCATCATGGCCGAAGGCGAGCATGATCGACCGGCCGACATCGTTGAAGCGCTGGCGCAGCAGCATTTCGCGATAGGCGAAAATCTCCAGCAGCTTCATCGCGGGCGAGCTTTCGCGCGGCGCGAAACCGGGCATCCTGTCCTTCGCCTCCGCGATCAGGTCGGCAAGGATCGCCTCATAATCCAGCGTCTCCACGAAGGCGGGAGGCGGCAGCTTGGACAGGTCGAGCGCGGCGGAGGAAGTAAGGGCCATGGCGCGCGATGGTCTGCACGGCGGGACCGGACGTGCCATTGCCCGCTTGTGTAAGGCGCGGCTCTACACAAGCCCTTGCCCGGCCGTCAGTCCAGATCGTCGGCCAGATGCAGATAGAGCATGTCCAGCATCCGTTCGCGATCGGCGGCGGTATCGCCCAGCAGTTCGCGGACGGGATAGCGAACGGCGGCGGCGCGGACGGACGGCTTGTCGCGCAGGCCGAAATGATGGGTGCTGGCGATCTGGGACACCTTGCCGGAAAATCCGACCCAGAAGCCCTGATCCTCGACGCCGCTGCGCAGATAGCGGGCGCTGGCGAGGCGGCGGAACATGGCGCGCCGCTTGACGCCGCCCCGCCGCCGCAGCCGTCCCGCGTTCGCATTGCGATATTGGGCAGGGACAGGAAGCCATTTGACCACCTTGTCGAATTCGAACGAACGGATGCCGCCCGCCTCGATGTCGAAGCCGGTCATCATCCGGCCCGTCGCCCATGTGAAGCTCTTCATGATGACGCGGCGCGGCGCGCCTCCGCCGCCTGAAGGGTAGAGGAAGCAGGCCGCGCCCCGTCCCGACACCGGCGGCTGTTTCGCCTTGCGCGGGGCGAAGGCCGATCCGTCCGGTTGCCGCTGCGCCGCGATGCGCTGGCGCTGGCTGGCCGCCAGTTCGCGGGCCATGCGGCGCATCAGGGACCGGCGCTGACCCGGCGACAGGTCGCGCAGCAGCGCGCCCGCTATCCGTTCGACTTCTTCCAGTTCGTTCGTCATGCGCGGGGATCAGGCATCGGGCGGTATGGCGTCCGTCAGGACGGCATGGGGATCGCGGCTCTCCACAAGGCGCTCGATGTTGCCGAAGCCCTGAAGGAAGCGGGCGTCGACGCCTTCGAAACGGTCCGCCAGATCGGGTTCGGGCGGATGCTCCAGATCATAGCCGCTGCCGTCGCCCCGGATTTTGACCAATACCCGTTCGGTAAGATCGATCGACAGCAACAGGTCGCATTTGTCGCCGTCGAGCAGATCGGGTTCGAAGGTGAAGGGCGCTCCGTCCTCACGATCGAGGAGGAGCGGCTGTTCCTTCTCGATCCATGCCAGCACCGGCACCATGACATGATCGGGATCGCCCGCGAAATCCCACAGGCCGACCTTTGCCGTATAGCCGTAGAGGAAAGAGAGCGAGCGCGACTGTTTCGACAGGACGCGCCCCTCTTCGGCCCAGATTTCCAGCAGATCGGGGTGCTTCGCATAATCGGGCAGGCATTGCGTGAGCCATGCGCGCAGGGATCGCAGCTTGCGCATCAACGCGATCCGCAGGCCATCCGGGCCTGACGCTGCAACTCGATCAACGTCGCGCGGATCTGGCCCGCCACGTCATAAAGGTCCGTCAGGCTGCCGTGGCATTGCGCGCCGGTCATGTCGCCGGCCTCAGTCCTCCGGACGTTCGGCAATCGGGCGGGTGTCGCCAGCAAGCCCCCAGATATCGTCGCTGTTGGCGGTGGCGGCGGCGCGGTCGAGCAGGCCGACGCCGTCAGCATCGACGCACAGATTGCGATAGACCGGGCGTTCAATGACCTTCTGGCTTTCATGGCGGATTTCCCTGACCGCGCCCTGACGGGCAAATTCATTCTCCGCAAACCGCTCCGACGATGCGTCGATCCGGGCTTGCAGCTTTTTGCGTTCGGCCTCGGCCGCGTCATTGGCGCGCTTCTGCGCCGCCTGTTCCTGCGCCGCGCCGACGCTGACGCCTTGGAAATAGCCGCCGATGCCCGCCACGCAGGCCGCGAGCGCGCCCGCAAGGGCGAGTTGGGGCAGGCCGATGGTCATGGCAGAAGCCCCCTGAAATAGGTGCGGCGCGAATAGGTCAGCACGTCCTTGCGCAGGCGGCCTTCCCGGTAGCTGACATGAATCCAGCCGCTGTTGGGCTGGCCCCGGACGTAGTTTTCCAGAATGAGCTGGTCGAATGCCAGGCGGTCGCGGATGAAGGTGGCGACCGACACATTGTCGATGCCGGGAATTTCCAAGTCTGCGGCTTCGCCCTGCGCGTGCTGACTGGCCGAGGATGAACCGACCGCCAGACATAGCTTGACGGACCGAAAGCCGGAGGTGACGCGGATCGGCCTGCCGAAATGGGCGCGCAGCGGCTCCAGCACTTTCGCGCAAAGCAGCTGCATCGCGGCGATCGAGCGGGCACCGGGCGTGTTGTCGATCCGCTGGGCCGTGGCGGTCGCGGACGCGGTGAATTCAGCCAGGCTGAAATGGGGCGAAAGCTGCATGGCGATCAGTCCTTTTCGGGCAGGAAGCGGTCGGCGATGCGCCCCGGCACGCTGGTCAGCGTGTCGATGACGGCGCGAGCGATGCGTGGCGTGGCGTCGAAGGCGAGAAGGGCGATGCCGAAGGCGATGGACTGCGCGACGAAATCGCCCCAGCCCGTGGCCGAGACGATCGCGCGCGTGGCGTAGAAACTGACGGTCGATCCCACCACCCATTGCAGGAAGCGCTGGCGCCATGGCAGCGCGGGTTTCCATGCCTGCGCGACGGCCGAACCGATCAGCGACGGCGAAAGCGAACCGGCGATGTCGGCGGCGTTCTGAAGAAAGGTGCGAAGGTCCATGGATCAGTCCCAGAGTTGGATGAGGGGCAGCGTCCTGGGGGCGGACGCATTGATGGCGGCGGGAACGAGGATGACGGTGCCCAGCGGCAACACCGGGCCGTGGCGCGACAGGCCGGGATTGGCTTCCAGAACGCGGCCGACATGCAACGGCCCAAGCCCCGCGTCGCGGAACAGCAGCAGTTCGATGGTGTCGCCCTGCTTGGCCATCAATGTCATCGCGGCGGCCATCAGATCAGGTCAACCGTGGTGCGGGTGCGGCCCAGCATGTCGCGGATCGCATGCTGGGCATCGCGGCGAAGATCGCCGATCGACTGTTCCAGTTCGTCGGACTGGTTGACCCCGGCGGCCGTCAGGTCGAAATCGCGGTGACGCTCGATCAGTTCGGCCTTGGCGAACAACGCGATGGCGCGCCGGTAGCGGATGACCTGAACGCTCTCTCCGTCCAGATCCGGGGCGGGCACATTCGCCAGCTTGTCATGACCCTCCGCGATGGCATCGATCGCGAAGGCGCGCAGATCGATTTCCACGCGCATGATCGCGCCGATGATCGCGGCGCGCAGGCGCGCGGGCGTGATGCTGGTCGAAATGCGCGCGTCATCCCGCACCCGCGCCGGGTCGATGTCGGGGAAGAAACCGTCATTGACGACGACCGTTTCCGCTGGCGGCGGCTCGGACGCGGCAGAGGGCGGGAGAGCCACGAAGCTGCTCATGACAGGAGCAGCCGCGCGAGGAAGACCAGACAGGCGAAGGTGGCGAAAGCCCAGAAGGCGACCGCGGCGATCTCGAAGATCATCAGCAGGGGCAGGACGATCCGCAAGTCCTTGCGATGACGAAAGCGCGGCGGCACCGCGTCGGCGAGCATGTGCGGAAGCCGGACCACGTTCCCAATCCGGTCGAAACAGAACATGGCGGACAACAGCGCGCACATGGCGACGGTGGCGATCAGCGCGAGAGGGGCATGGGGCATGATTTCCTCCTGTGTCGGCCCCCGGTTTACGTGGGTGGGGATCGGGTCAGAGGACGGCCCTTCGGCCCGAAGGCCTCCCGCCTCGCGCGATCCGCCCACGAGCGCCGGGGGCGAGCGTGTCAGGCGGCGGTATCGCCGCCCTGTTCGGTTGCGGGCGCGGCGGCGGCGCAGGCCGCCAGCAGCTTTTCCGCCCGCTTGATGCGATCCTTGACGCCCACGCGGTCATTCAGCCGATGGGCTTCGCGCAGGGCGGTCAGGGCGAGATTCAGTGCCGTGGGCGCTTCCTGCGCATCCGCATCTTCCGCGCGAAGCAGCAATTCGATGCCCAGCGCCTTCATCAGCTTGGCGCGGGCCTCGTCATGCATATCGACCGTTTCGGTCAGGTCATCGACCCGCGACAGGATAGCGAGGTCAAAGGCTTCGCCTGCATTCTGCGCCTTGATGGCCGCGTCCGCGATCTCCTCGACCAGCACGGTCGCGACATCGCGATTGTAGCGCGATGGCATCGGCACATCATGGCGCATCAGGAAATCGGCGATCCGAAGCGCGGCGTCATAATCGCCCACGTCGATCAGCCAGACCATGACGGTCGGCGCGACTTCGGCCGCCGTGCCGGTGCCGACGCCCTGATCGGCTTCCAGCAGGCCGAGCAGCCAATCGCGATATTCGGGCAGCATCTGCCGCTTGGCATCCACCTTCATGTCGATGGACTTGATTTCCTTCAGGCGGCGAAGATCGTGCGTCAGGCGCAGGCCGATCTGGGCGGCCGCGCGCTGCTCCGGCGTGGCGTTGGTCGCCCCCGCCGCCGGGGGAAAATCGGCGGCGGGGACGTGTTCCGCTCCACCTTCGGGAGCGGACGCGACGGATTTGGCGGCGAGAACGCGTTCCCGGTGCTGGCGAGCGAGGCTCATGTGCGTGTCCTGTCAGATGGAGGGGATGGAAGAGCGATGGAGCCGAGCCGGATCAGTCCGGCTTCGGCCCCATCACGATGTTTTCGACCAGCGCGCACTTGCCATAGTCTTCGACGACGAAGGCCTCATTGACGCTTTCATAGTTCGCGATCTGCGTCAGTTCCGGCTCATCCTTCACGTAGCGACGGCGCGATTCCTCCTGTTCGTAGATCGCCAGATTCTTGTAGCTGGTGATCAGCAAGGTGGCGGTCGGGAAGTCGGGGACGCGCTCGGCATAAAGCCCGCCGACCTGATTGCCCGCGCGCAGGATGGTATCACGCGCGACGATTTCCGTTGCCGTATTGGCGGCCGCGTTGATGATCGGCATATATTTGTCGCTGACCAGGTTGCGACCGATCATGACGACGAGGTCATCGGCGTCCTGATGCCATTCATCGAGCAACGAACTGGCGACATCCTTCACAAGGGCGTCGAGGTTCACATAGTCGCGCTTGGCGACGGTGGGCGTGTCGGACACATAGATGGCCTTTCCCGCTGCCGTCAGCGCGCCATCGTCCAGCACACGTTCGGGCGCGAAGGTCCGAATCTTGTGCAACCAGCCCTTGTTCACGTCCTGAAGGCGCGGGTTCGCAACGCGGTCAGTCGTCGACGCTACGGACGTGCCGTGGAACCCGATGGTGATGCGGTCGAGGCCCTGACGCTTCACGATGACATCGCGCACCAGCGTCTGGAATTCAGGCTTGTGCCGCCATGCGTCGAGTCGTTCCCATGCCAGGGCATGGTCATAGAAAGTCTGTTCGCAGCGATAGGTGCCGCCATCGCTGGTGTCGGTCGGATCGGTGGGCGCGCGCGCCGTTCCGCCGCGCGTATTGACCCGACCCGCGAGGGGCCGCGTAACGCCTACGCCGACCTTCTGGCCTTCCTGATTGGGGACGGTCTCGAAGGCGATTTTGCTGAGGAAGGCGCTGGATTTCTGGATCAGTTCATTCAACCGCTGCTGGATAGTGGGGGCGACCGAGAAGGATTCGCCTGCGTTTTCGACGCCGTTCAGGCGGGCCAGCTGGGCCATGTAGCGGTTGAACTGGATGCGGGTTTCACGAAGCATGGATTTCTCCGGGGCGTGGGGGAGATGGAAGGGCGGCGATCAGCAGTCAGTCTGGACGGATGCGCCCGCTCCGGTCGCGGTCGAGCGGGAAAAGCTGCCCTGTTCGGAATGGGCCAGCTTCGTTTCCAGCCTCTCGAACCGGGCGTCGAGCGTGTCCATCCGATCGAAGGCGGGCTTCATCGCGGCCGTGACCTGTTCGGCCATGACCGTCGCGAAACGGGCAACGTCGAAACTGTTGTCATTGGCGGGCGGCGGTGCCTGCTGAGGTTCTTCCTTGGGCTTGTCATTGCCCTTGAGAAGGCTGGCGAAGGCGCTGAGGAAGCCGGACTTCGTGCCTTCCGCGATGGCGGCGGCATCCATCTTCTCGACCTCCAGCACGATTTCCGTCTCGATAGCGGCGGAAAACAGGTTGTTGGGATGCTGCTTGCGCGCGTCGAACATGGGTTTCAGCCCGGAGAAGCTGAGGGCTTCGGTCCCCAAGGATGCGGGATTGTCCGTCACCGCCAGACCGATCAGTCCGACCTTGCCGGTGCCGCCAAAATCAGGCGTGATCTCGACAGAGGTGAATAGCTTCTGGTCTGCCTTGTTGATCTTGAGCAGCTGTTCGTTCGGATCGATCTGGGCATAAAGCGCGCGTCGGCGCTGCTTCTGGCCGTCAATTTCGAGTTCGTCGGTCTGGGCCTTCACGGCCGTCACGCTGCCATAGGCGTTGAACGGCGGTTCCGGGCTGAAGCCCTTGATATGCTCGCAGCTGATGCGGGGCGTGTAGGTGGCGGGATTGAAATTCGCCACGATTTCATCGATCCACGCGGCCTCGATCTTGCGGCCGTCGCTCGCGGTGAAGCCTTCAACGAAGACGCGGAAAAACTTGCTCTTGGCCATGGCGCGGGTCCGGTTCCTGTGTTGGCGGGGGGCTGTCCCTGATTGCAGGGGGCAGAAAGGAACCGAAGGGGCACTGTCTCAAGTCCGCCCTTGTGTAAGGCGCGGCTCTACACAAGCGGCGCGGTGCGGGCGGGCGGAACGGCGCGGCATGGTCCGGCGCGATGTCGACGCCTGTCCCCCCGCAACCCGGCGCACCGTCTGCCATGTGGCAGTTCGATCCGCGCCGCCATGCGCGCAGCCTGTATTGGCGCGGATGGGGCATTACGCAGATCGCCGAAGAATTCGATCTGCATGGCGTGGTGGGCGACAAGGGCAAGCCCATCCCGCGCGCCACCATCGAAAGCTGGAAACAGCGCGACCGCTGGGATGACGCGCCGTCGATCAGGAAAATCGAAGACGGGCTGGAAATCCGCCTGCTGACGCTGATCGCCAAGGAGAAGAAAACCCCCGGCGATCTCGTCGAAATGGACGCCCTGTCCCGGCAGATCGAAAGCCTCGCCCGCGTCCGCCGTTACGATGCACCGGGCGGCCATGCCGGTGACCTGAACGAAAAGGTCAACAACCGGAACGCGGGGCCACGGAAAAAGCCGAAGAAGAACCATTTCACCGCCGAACAGGCGGCCGAACTGAAGCGCATCTTCCTCGACGGCCTTTACGATTATCAGCATCGCTGGTGGCAGGCGAAGGATCAGCGGACCCGCATGATCCTGAAATCGCGCCAGATCGGTGCGACCTATTATTTCGCCTTCGAAGCCCTGATCGACGCGATCGAGACGGGCCGGAACCAGATATTCCTGTCGGCTTCGAAGGCGCAGGCGCACCAGTTCCGATCCTACATCGTCAGTTTCGCGAAACTGGTCGGGGTGTCGCTGACCGGCGATCCCATGCTGATCACGTCCGACCTTCGCCCAGCGGAGGAAGCGGCGGCCGAACTGCATTTTCTGGGCACCAATTTCCGCACCGCGCAGGGCCGCCACGGCAATTTCTACTTTGACGAATTTTTCTGGGTCCATTCGTTCGAAGAATTGAACAAGGTCGCCTCTGGCATGGCGACCCACAAGAAGTGGCGCAAAACCTACTTTTCGACGCCGTCCAGCATCGCGCATCCCGCCTATCCCTATTGGACCGGCGAGCGGCGCAACCGGCGGCGCAAAAAGGCCGACCGTATCGAAATCGACGTCAGCCATGCCGCGTTGGCGATCGGCATGGTCGGGCCGGATCGTATCTGGCGCAACATCGTCAATATCCGCGATGCCGAAGCGGGCGGCTGCGACCTGTTCGACATCGAGGAGCTGGAAGACGAATATGCGCCCGACGAGTTCGCCAACCTGTTCCTATGCGAATTTGTCGACGACAGCCTGTCGGCCTTCAAGTTCAACGACCTGATCGCCTGCGGGTGCGACAGCCTGGTCGAATGGACCGATTTCAACATCGAGGCGGCGCGGCCATACGGCAATCGCTCAGTCTGGGCCGGTTACGATCCGCAGGAAAGCGAGGAGGGCGACAACGCCGCCCTTGTCATCGCCGCGCCGCCGCTGGTCGAGGGCGGACAGTTCCGCATCCTTGAGCGCCACCAGCTGCGCGGCCTCGATTTCGAGCAGCAGGTTGAATTCATCAAGGCCGTGCTGTCCCGATACAACTGCACCTATCTGGGCATCGACGCGCAGGGCGTCGGGGCTGGCGTCTATCAGCTGCTCGCCAAACCGGGAGCCATCCCCGGCTGTTCGGTCGTGAAGATCGAATATTCGCTCGATGTCAAAGCCCAGATGATCATGAAGGCGCAGAACGTCATCCGCCGCGCGCGCATCGCGTTCGATGCCGGAATGCTCGACATCGTTTCGGCCTTCGTGTCGATCAAGAAGACGCTGACCACCAGCGGCCGCAACGTCACGTTCAAGGCGGGGCGCGGCGGCAATGACGGCCATGCCGATCTGGCGTGGGCCACCATGCACATCCTGATGAACGAGCCGCTGGACGGCAAGGAAAAGCCCAAAGGGACAATGGAGATTCTATGAGCAAGCGCGCCCGCAAAATGAACCGCCGCGAAAGCCGCGAGGCCGCCGGCGGCGCGATCGTCGCGGCGAACGGCAATCGGTCGCATGTCGAAGCCTTCACCTTCGGCGACCCGGAACCCGTGCTGGATCGGGCGACCGTGCTGGATATGCTGGAATGCTGGCACAACCAGCGCTGGTATGAGCCGCCGCTGTCGCTGGACGGCCTCGCGCGGGCTTATCGCGTCAGCCCGCACCATTCGAGCGCGATCATGCTGAAGCGCAACATGCTGGCCGCCAGCCTCGACCCGACGCCCTACCTGTCGCGCCGCGCCTTCATGGCGGCGGTGCAGGATTATCTGGTGTTCGGCAATTTCTATTTCGAGGTGAAGCACAACCGCCTAGGCGATCCGCTGCGGCTCGATCATGCGCTTGCGAAATATGTGCGGCGCGGGGTGGAGGAGGGCAGCTATTGGTGGGTGCCGGGATATAAGAACGAAGTCGAATTTCCGCGCGGCCGCGTCATTCAGGTGGCGGCTCCTGATGTCAATCAGGAGATTTATGGCCTGCCCGAATATCTATCCGCCCTGCAATCGGCGCTGCTCAATGAAAGCGCGACCCTGTTCCGCCGCCGCTATTATCTGAACGGCAGTCATGCCGGTTTCATCCTCCATGCGACCGGGCAATTCACCGACGGCGACGTGGACGCGATCCGCGAAGCCATGCGGAAGTCCAAGGGACCGGGCAATTTCCGAAACCTGTTCGTCCACCAGCCGGAAGGGAAGGAAGGCGGCATCAAGGTCGTTCCGATCGCGGAGGTCGGCGCGAAGGATGAATTTCTGGGGATCAAGAACACGACGCGGGACGATGTTCTGGCCGCGCACCGGGTGCCGCCCCAGCTGCTGGGCATCATCCCCGCGAATGCAGGCGGCTTCGGCGATCCGGCCAAGGCGCTGGACAGCTTCCACGAACTGGAAATCGAACCGTTGCAGGCCGTCTGTCTCGAAGTGAACGAAAAGCTGGGCGTCGAAGCCGTCCGCTTCAAGGAGCGGGTGAAAGCCGCCGCCTGATCCATCGCCCGCCGACCGGCGTCAGGCCGGGAAGCGGGGGTGCGCCGCGCTGTCACGCGGTTCACCGGCGAAGCCTAAATTCGCCACGACCAAAGGCCACCCCGGCCTGTCCCGCCCCTCATCCGGGGTGGGCGATCAATGGAAGGCAAATGGTAAACATGACCCTAACCGCAGTTCGTTCTGTGTCCCCCGCCGCTGGCTATATCGGCGGCAAGCGCAATCTGGCGCGTCGGATCTGTGCGATCATCGATCGCATTCCCCATCTCAGCTATGCCGAGCCGTTCGTGGGCATGGGCGGCATTTTCCTGCGCCGCAGCCGCAAGCCGCAGGCCGAAGCGATCAATGACGTTTCGGGCGACGTGGCGACCCTCTTCCGTGTCCTTCAGGAGCATTATGCCTATTTCATCGACATGCTGCGCTTTCGCGTGGCGAGCAGGGCGGAATTCGATCGGCTGAAGGCGTTGCCGCCGGACCGGCTGACCGATCTGCAACGGGCGGCGCGGTTCCTCTATCTCCAGCGGCTTGCCTTCGGGGGGAAGGTCGAGGGGCGGAATTTCGGCGTGGATCGCAGGGCGGGCGCTCGATTCAACGTGACGAAGCTGGAACCGATGCTGGCCGACATTCATGAGCGGCTTTCGGGCGTCGTCATCGAGCAGCTGCCCTATGGCGAATTCATCCGGCGCTATGACGGCGAGGGCGCGCTGTTCTATCTCGATCCGCCCTATTGGGGCTGCGAAACCGATTATGGGCAGGATGTCTTCGCGCGCGAGGATTTCGAGCGACTGGCGGCCCAGCTGCGCGGCATCAAGGGCCGGTTCCTGATGTCGATCAACGACACGTCCGGAGTGCGCGAGACGTTCGCGGCCTTTCCCATGGTCGAAGCTTCGACCACCTACACGATCGGGCCGAAGGCCAAGGAAGTCGGCGAATTGATCGTCAGCAATTTCGCCATCGCATAGGCGAGGCGCGGGCGGCGGCTCAGGCCGCCGCCTCTATCCGCATCCGCAGGCCAAGCGCGGGCAGCACCTTCAGCATGGTCGCCAGCGTCGGATTGCCTTCCGGCCCCAGCGCGCGATAAAGCTGCTGCCGGTTGAGGCCGGTTTCCTTGGACAGTTCCACCATGCCATGCGCGCGGGCGACGATGCCGATAGCCTTGGCGATGATCTGGGCATCGCCGGTCGCGACGGCATCGGCCAGCAGTTCGGCCTGGTCCTCCGGTTCGGTCAGATATTGAGCCGCGTCGAAGCGGCTGAGTTCGATAGTCATGTGTCTGCCCTTCTCATATGGCGGCTCAGGGTATCTGGGCCGCCATGTCCTTTGCCCTTGCTATGTCCCGCTGCTGGGTGGACTTGTCGCCGCCCACCAGCAGGACGATCAGCCTGTTGCCCCGGCGGGTGAAATAGAGGCGGTATCCGGGGCCGAAGTCGATACGCGCTTCCGAAACGCCATCGCCCACCGATTTCACGTCGCCCATCAGGCCGAGTTCGAAGCGGGCGATGCGCCCCGCGATCTTCGACTTGGCCTTGCGGTCGCGAAGGCCGTCGAACCAGTCGGCGAAAGCGGGGGTTTGCTGCGTTTCCATGCTGTCGCTTATATGCGACGTATATCCGGATGTCAACATATAAACGACATATCGGAAGACGCATCGAGCATCAGTCGATGACCTGATCGGCGTTCGGAATAGACGCGATCAGGTCGGCCGTGCTGATGCTCCACGCGCGGGCCAGCGCATCCACTTCGGCGCGGGACACAGGGCCGCCATATTCGATCGCACTAAAGCGCTGGATCGGGATGCCCGTCAGGCGCGACAGCTTGGCCAGGGGCATGCATGCCTGCCGCTGCCACGCGCCGAACCAGCAGTCTCCGGTTCGGATCGCATGGGCCACCGGATGACCCTCCGACCAGCTGTCCAGATGGCGGACGAGGGGCCGTGCCCCCTTGTGACGGGATCGGCTCATCGCGCCTGCTCCTTCAGCTGTTGATCCCACGCCAGCGCGCCCAGCATATAGGGGCCTTCGTCGCGCCGCCCTTCGCGAATATCGCGCAGGAATTCCCGGTTATTGAGACCGCGCGTTTCCAGCGCCGTCGCCACGGCCTCCCGAATGTCGTCGATGCGTTCCATACTACCTCCGATAGATATGGAACATATGATGAACATACTTCGATTCGGTCAATCGGAAATCGGTGGCCGGACGACGCGGCCGCCGCCGTCGCGCAATAATCTTACAGGCCCAGCCAACCCCTGCCGGGCCGATCGGGCAGGCCGCGCCCATCCCCCCGGCCCCGACCCACGCCGATCCGGGCCTGCGCGCCGGGGCCGCCGCCGCCACCCCTCGCCGCGCGCTTTTCCCCCCGCCTCGCCCGCGCGCATTTTATGTCGGTTTTGATGCAGTGTTGAGATGTGGAGCCTGCCGGCTCAACGGCTGGGCCGAAAGCGCATCTCTAGGCGCAAAGGTTTGATGCAATTCGATGCAGCTACGGTGCCGCTGATGCGACAGGAGAGGGGAAGCGCGATCCCAACCTATGGTTCCCTCTGGGAAGCCATCGGTGACGCGCAAGCGGCACCGCTCCCCAACGGTGCGTCGGGAGTGCTTCGTGCCCTTTTCAGGCGGCGGTGGTGGCGGTCCCCTCAAATTGACGTCTGCCGAAGGCAGTCCATTCCCCCTTTTAATTTTTATACCGGGATAGTGTCGGAATTTCCGACTAGCGCTCGCTCGTTAAGATCGAACGTCTTTTCGAGAGCGTTAAGGGCATTGGATAAGGCGGGATCGTCAGGTGCCTTTTGGGGCTTGTTGAGGCTCTGTGGCGCCTTTCCATGCTTTTTGATAGCACGACGCTTGATTGCCGCCTTGAACGCCTCCCAGACGCGGCGTGGGGCCGATGGCAGATCAAAGTGGAATGCGTTGCTGATCTGCTCACGCTGGGGACCGGCCCGTCCGGCTGTTTCCGCCTTCACCGTGCGACGGACCCACTTGAGGCCGAGCCATTTGGCGAACCGCTTGCACGCTTCTATGGCCGTATCACGGTGGCATCCTGCGCGGTCGGCGATCTCCTGATAGCTGGGGTCGAGTCGGCCGGTCTTGAAGTCGATCAGCTTGAGGAAGTTCCAGAGGATGCGCCTGTCGCCGTCCTGCAGCCGATCCGACTCCTTGTATTTGGTGACGCGTTGATGGTGCAGAAGTTCGTCGAATGCCTGCATGACCGAACCGATCCAGTCCCATCCGTCGCGGACGGGCCGGAAAACATCCGCCCGGCGATCGTCAATGTCGTAGCTGTTGCGGCGTGGAGTGCGTTGACGGTCGGGGTTTTTGTGACCCGCGAAGGTGGAGGCGATGTTGCCAATCGAACGCGCGCTCAT